ATCTTCATCTCGCTGGGAAAAATATGCAGGATCGCCTTCGGACAATTCGCCGGCCAATCTAGTGGCTTGGGCGTCAGTGAGTCCTGATTGCACTGTTTCACCAGTGTCAAGATTTTCTACGTTGAACTTGCCAGTTTCGGGATCATATACCGCGGTAAATCTGCCGCCCAACGGACCTGGCTGGACATTGATCACTCTGTTGAATTCCGCATCGGCTTCGCGTCGTTCAAACTCGATCTGTTGTGCTACCACGCTGTCGGCTGGTAACAGTTCGCCATTGGCATCAAAAACAAATTGTCCAGGTCTGGAGATTGTGGCCAATGGCTCAGCGTTGGGATCTCTCTGCGGACCTTGATCCACGGGCAGAGGAGAAGCAGTGATGTTGGATATTGTCACTGGACTGGTAACTGCTGGTTCAACGGTGGGATCGGGGGGATTGCCTTGTGGTGGTGCCGCGGAGGTCAGCGGCGGAGGTGGTGGTAGCGCAGGTGGGTTGTTGTTGACCTGTGGGTTCTGTGCGGCATCGGTGTCGGGCTGGTTGAACACCGTGGTATAGTTCTGTAGGGCCGCTTGCGAGGCATTGACGGCCTGTTCCAGTCGCGCCGCGGCCTGGGTGACTCCGTCTTGTGCTTGTGCCAGCAGACCGGGATCAACGTCTGATCCCGCTTCTTGTGCTCGTGCCAGGATACGCTGTGCTCGATTCAGCGCACCTAGCGCATCTAGCCTTTCTTGGTTTGCTCGCTGTAGTGCGAGATCCGCTTGATTTGTTTGGGCCTGTGTAGACATCGTGGATTCCTTGATGTATTTACCGGATGTCAAAACGGCTAACATAATGATTGAAATGATTTGACAAAGATGCCAAATGTTGTATAATAACTACAATATAGGAGAATCATCAACGATGTCTATCAAGACTCCAGCCAAGACCAATTATCTCAACAACAAAGATATATTGAAAGAAATACACCACAGCAAGAATTCATACTGCACCTATGTGAACCCACAAATGGATCATCAGTATGACATCATCTTGCCTTCGCTGTCCAAGATCAATCAGCGAACCATAGCCGAAGCCCGGCGCAACAGGGCTGATAGGATCAAAAAAGAAACCGGCGAAGCAGTCAACGAAAAGAAGATTCCGCACACCGATCTTGTGTTCCGTATCACTACCTGGGAACACATACCCATGGCACCCAAAAAGCAAACCAAAGCCCAGGCCAAAAAAGCCAAGATGGAGGAACTGCTGGAACTGGATGACACCCAGGAAAGCGACGGGCTCGAGGACATCGTAGATGTGCCTGTGCTGGATACTGCACATGTCAGATTGAATTTTCCGCCGTTTTGGCACTATCGTTTGGACGAAGAAAAACAGCCGTTTGTGGTGGGTAAATCACACTGGCGGGGTAGTCTAGACGGGGGCGAGTTCTGCAGGGAACATGGCAAAATGACCCCAAAATTGGCGCACATGTTTATCAAACTGTGCGAAAGATACGCTACAAGGAGCAATTGGCGTGGATACACCTACAACGAAGAAATGCGAGGGCAGGCCCTGCTACAGCTCAGCCAGATCGGATTGCAGTTCGATGAATCAAAATCGCAGAACCCTTTTGCGTATTATACTGCCGCTATCACTAATAGCTTCACTCGTGTGTTGAACATAGAAAAGAAGATGCAGAACATACGCGATGATATCTTGGAAATGAACGGACTCAATCCTTCGTGGACTAGACAGTATTCGGAAAGCCATAACAAAGCAGCCGAAGCGGTCGCATCTCCTTCAGAAGAATAGTATACTGCTACTCTATGGATAGTGGAATTTATTGTTCGGCTCCCTGGAGAGGAGTGACCGTGAGAGAAAATGGAGACGTCAAAACCTGTTGTTCAGGCAAAACATCTCTGGGCAATCTCAATTCCAAATCTATTAGAGAGATATTGCACCACTCTGACGCTTTGGAAGAAATAAAATCCTATCTGTTGGACGGTCGTGAGCATAGCAACTGTGCCGAATGCATCATGCACGACAAACAACACAACACGGCTTCATTGCGACAGCATTACCAAACTCACTATCCGTTGGATGATTTTACCCACAAACTGAGATTCGTTGATGTGAGATGGAACAACAAATGTAACCTTGCGTGTCAGTATTGTTCGCCTACATTCAGCAGTGTTTGGGAAGATCGAATGGGAGTATCCACAACCTCTCCTCGTAAAAGCTATCAGGATGATTTGTTACAATGGGTGCTTGAAAAATCACACGAACTCAAGGAATTAATGTTAGTGGGCGGTGAGCCCATGTTGATGAAACAAAATTATGAGTTGCTAAAACAATTACCACAAGATTGTAGGATCAGCATCATAACCAATTTTGCCTACGACCTAGCCACGCTGCCATGTTTTGAAGATCTGCTACGGCGACCTCGAAACAATGTCATATGGAACATCAGCATCGAGAATATTGGACAGCAATTGGAGTATGTGCGCAACGGCATACAATGGGATAGATTTCTTGCCAACTTAAAGTTGGTGTTACAGTATTGGCCCGACAGCGTGAGTTTCAACATGGTTTACAGCATGTTCAATGCGTTGGATCTTTACGATATCGTGCGATACTATCATGAACACGGTGTGAAAAAAATAACGTTGATGCCGATCGCCGGACATCCTGAAATCAGTGCGTTCAACATGCCAACTCCTATCAAACAACAACTGGTGAACGTCCTGGATCGCATATCAACCTGGCACGCACAGACCCATGGCATAGATGCTGATCTATATCCTATCTCTGGGTTACAGTCGATTCGCCAAGGGCTGATCGAATCTCACAGCAAAAACACTGTCAACAAAAAGAATTTCTATGAAAAAGTTCAGTGGTATGACTCCTGGTCAGATCTAAAGTTCAACGTTTTATGGCCGGATACCATTGATATGATCGAAAGATATCTACAATAACATGACCAATCTATTTAAAAAAGCCATAGTCTTCACTGACATCCATTTTGGACTGAAATCGAATAGCCTGTTGCACAATCAAGATTGCGAGCAGTTTGTAGATTGGATCATCGCCCAGGGCAAGGAACACGGTTGCGAAACCGGCATGTTCTTGGGTGACTGGCATCACCATCGTGCGGCTATCAACTTACAAACACTGAACTTCAGTCTACAAGCATTGGAAAAACTAAGCAAAGCATTCTCTCAGTTCTTTTTTATTCCGGGCAATCACGATCTGTATTATCGCGACAAACGGGATATCCACGGTGCGGCCTGGGCCCGGCACTTGCCCAACATACATATCTGCAACGATTGGTTCCAAGAAGGTGATGTTGTCATTGCTCCTTGGTTGGTCGGAGACGAACACCGACGCATCGAAAAATTGAATGCCAAATACATGTTTGGTCATTTTGAACTGCCACACTTCAAAATGAATGCCATGGTAGAAATGCCCGATCATGGAACCATACAGGTAGATCATTTTGGACATATCGATCAAGTGTTTTCTGGTCACTTTCATCTTCGACAACACAAAAACAACATCAACTACATTGGCAATGCGTTTCCGCACAACTTTGCCGATGCTGGTGATGCCAATCGTGGCTGCATGATATTGGAGTGGGGCAAGCAACCCGAATATCATGCATGGCCCGAACAGCCCTTATACAATGTCTGGGATCTCAGCCATGTCATTGACAACGCTGAACAAATCTTGAAGCCCAACATGCATGTGCGTGTGCAACTAGACATCGAAATATCCTATGAAGAAGCCACTTTCATCAAAGACACATTTATCGTCAAGCATGGCCTGCGAGAAATGGCCCTGATACCCAACAAGCGATCTGCCTTGGAAGAAGACATGGCTCCCGGAGATGTGAAATTTGAATCAGTGGATCAGATCGTCACAGATCAGATCACCAAGATAGAATCAGAGTTCTACGATCCTAAACTATTACTCCAAATATATCAGGCGCTATGATTATTTCCACCCTAGAGTTAGAACACCAACTAAAGTCAACCCACAACGTCAAAGTAATTCACGATCTTGGCAAGCTGTCAACCGGCCCCACGGAGTTGTTTAAGCTACTAGACAGTGTTTACCAAACTAGTTACGAGACAAACGATCGGTTGGTTTTTTACACTTCACATTTTATTCCTGAGAGTTTTCTACAGTTCTTTTACGAAACTATCAATTTTATAGATATCAGCAACTGGTTCATAATGATATGTGGGCCAAAAGAAATTGAGCACGACGTGTTGTCGTGTTGTAAAAAGTTTTCACTTGACTCTGTTCCAATTTGGTTCCACCCAGTTGAGTTAGACAAACAAACACACAAGATTGAAAACAACTTTAATTTACCCGATACTATTTGTTCTATACCCTGGCACAACTTACAGATAACACAAAACGGAACTATTACTCCTTGTTGCATGAACAATCTTGATCTTGGTAACGTCAACCGTATCAAACTAGATCAAGCGTTCCATGACGAAAAACTACAAAAGTTAAGGGCTAGTTTATTGGCTGGAGAAAAACCAAAAGAGTGCGACAACTGCTGGAAAGTGGAAGAAAAAAATCTAACTTCTATTAGACTGCACAATGTCAAGCATTTAAAGAGAGAATTTTTAACCAAATATCTTGATCAACCAAGAGTAGCTACATTAGATTTGAAGTTTAATAACACCTGTAATTTCAAATGCAGGATATGTAACGGTGGAAACAGCTCGTTGTTTGCCCTTGAAGATCAAAAGTTCCGCGGATCTAAGTTAGTTGTACAAGATGCTTGGGGGGAGAGTCAAGATTTTATTGATCAAGTTCTAACGTACTTGCCTGACATAAAAAATATTGACATGTTTGGCGGCGAGCCGTTTTTGATTAAACGTTTTAAATCGGTGTTGGAGATGGCAGTTGAAAAAGACTACGCCAAGGACATTAGATTACACTACAACAGCAACGGATCCATTTGGCCCAATCATTTGCTACCTGTTTGGCCTAGTTTTAAACTGGTAGACATACATTTTAGTATTGATGCTGTTGGTTCACATTTTGAACTACAAAGAGGCGGTCAGTGGTCTGAAGTTGAGGACAACATACTAAGGCTCAAAGATTTACAGTTACCCAACCTGTCTATTAGTATCATGCCCACTATCAGTGTCATGAGCGTTTACTACATAGACCAAGTCTACGACTGGGCTTGCAAACATGGTTTTCCTATATTTGTTAACCATGTGCAAGGTGAAGGAATGGAGCTACAGGATCTTACAAAAGAAGCCAAAAAAATTATTATTGACAAGTTTCAAGATCACCCCTGGAATGAAATCCAAAATGTTATTAAGATAATACAAAATTTGCCTGACAGTGATGGCAAGAAGTTTCAATCTAAAATGCAATATTTTGATCAGGTTCGAAGTGAAAGTTTTTCAGCAAGTCACTCTGAGATTGCAAAAGCCATGAGATATATGTAAAATATAAAAATGATACAAATCAAAGACCTAACCGTTAAAAACTTTATGAGTGTGGGCAATGCCACACAAGCCATCAACTTTGATCGTCAAGACCTTACATTAGTTCTAGGTGAAAACTTAGATTTAGGCGGCGATGGCAGCCGTAACGGCACAGGTAAGACCACTATAATCAATGCACTGAGTTATGCGCTGTATGGTCAAGCTCTCACCAATATCCGACGCGACAATCTCATCAACAAAGCCAACAGCAAGAACATGTTGGTCAGTTTAGATTTCAACATCAATGGCCGCGACTACCGCATCGAGCGTGGTCGCAAACCCAACATACTGAAATTCTACGTCAACAACGAAGAACAGGCAGCAGATGACAACTCGCAAGGCGACAGTCGAGAAACACAAGATGCCATAGAGTCTGCCCTGGGCATGACTCACGACATGTTCCGACATGTGCTGGCGCTGAACACATACACAGAACCGTTTTTGAGCTTGAAGGCCAATGATCAACGTGTGATCATAGAACAACTGTTGGGTATCACCCTTTTGAGTGAGCGTGCTGAGCGCATCAAAGAACTCAATAGAGAAACCAAAGATGCCATTGCTCAGGAAGAAATGCGTATCCGAGCTGTGCAAGAAGCCAACAAGCGTATAGAAGAACAGATCGAAAATCTGCGGCGTAGGCAAACAATGTGGAAGACCAAACATGAGGAAGAGACAGATAAAATCCAAAAGGCCTTGGAAGAACTGCGAAAGATCGACATTGACGCAGAGATCCAAGCGCACAAGGACTACAAAATTTGGGATCAGAAGCGCAAAGACATCAACGATCTTGCTGGACAAATATCCCGCACGAAACTTGATGTTGATCGCGAGACGAAAAACATTGGCAAACTTAGCAAAGAGATTGCGACTCTTGAACAGCATACCTGTCATACATGCGGTCAAGCCTTCCACGACTCAAAGCACCAACAGGTACTGGCAAGCAAGCAGGAGGATTTGGCAACAGCAAGAACGTCTTGCCAGGAGCATACACAAACGCTATCAGAAATGGAGGCTGCCCACACCTCCTTGGGCCAGTTAGGAAAACCTCCCAAGATGTTCTATGATGCGGAAGAAGATGCCATACAACATCGTGCCAACGTAGACAACCTACAACAACAACTGGACATCAAGGCACAAGAAACAGATCCCTACGGTGAACAGATCGAAGAGATGACAGGACAGGCCCTGCAAACAGTGACCTATGACACTCTCAACGAACTCACCCGCTTGCAAGAGCATCAAGACTTCCTGTTAAAACTCTTGACCAACAAAGACTCATTCATCCGCAAAAAGATTATTGAGCAGAATTTGAGTTATTTGAATGCTCGGTTGACATACTATCTTGATCGCATCGGCTTGCCACATTCGGTAATATTCCAAAACGATCTCACTGTGGAAATACAAGAATTGGGACGAGATCTAGACTTTGACAATTTAAGTCGCGGAGAGCGCAATAGACTGATCTTGTCAATGTCATGGGCCTTCCGTGATGTATGGGAATCATTGTATCATCCCATCAACGTGCTGTTCATCGACGAACTGGTAGATTCAGGCATGGACACACAGGGTGTGGAAAATTCGTTGGCCTTGCTGAAGAAGATGAGTCGTGAACGGCACAAGTCAATATGGTTAGTATCGCACAGAGACGAACTGGCTGGACGTGTTGAAAACATCCTGCGTGTGGTCAAAGAAAACGGCTTTACGTCATACAACACCGACATTGACATAGCATGACATCCCGGATCATACGAGTCACACCTACCGAACAATACTTCAGCATCAATTGGCAATTGGCTGTGCGTTGCAACTATGATTGCATGTATTGTTCTCCCATGTGGCATGATGATCATAGCCAGCATCATGATCTTGACACTATGAAACAGGCTTGGTTAAACATATTTGAAAAGACCAGCAAACAAAATCTACCCTATAAGATCGCATTTACCGGTGGAGAACTCACTTCAAACAAACACTTTCTACCGTTTGTCACTTGGTTGCGGAAGGAATATGATCAGCACATATTCAAATTGCTGGCTACCACCAATGGCAGCGCCAATCTCAAGTATTATCAGAAAATGTTCCAAGCGTTAGACAACATCGCATTCAGTGTGCATTCGGAACACATCAATGAAGAGAAATTTTTTGACATGATCATACAACTTAAGAAAAGTATCTCACCTGATAAATTCTTGCAGGTCGCTATCATGGATGAATACTGGAATCAAGATCGTATTCCGTTGTATATCAATCTGCTAGAACATCACGACATCAGCTACACTGTGAACAAGATAGATTATTCCTATCAGACTCGCACCGTGCCCATATTCAAAGGAAAATTGAATCTTGGAATTTGAAAATCATCAATACTATAACTGTGAAATAGAACTGTCAGATGGGAGATCGTTCAAGGTCAGTGCCAACTGGATGCACAATAACGATTTAGATCATTGGTCAGGATGGAGTTGCGATGCAGGTTATCGTCGATTGGATATAGACAAGGATTTCAACGTCTACAGCGCAGTTTGTCAAAACGATCGCTTGGGCAATCTTTTCAAAGAATGGAGCCCGTTTGATGCTCCCGGAATCTGTCGACGGAATCGATGCACAGGTTGTACCGACGATCTTTTGATTGGAAAACGTGATATTTCTATATCTGAGAAATAATTGATAATTATGTGCTCATGTCATGGCTTTTCGAATCCCGAGAAATCACAGAGTTACCCGAAACGTGTGTCGGGTTTGTTTATTTGATCACCAATAAACTTACCGGCCGGCAGTATATTGGCAAAAAATTAGCAAAGTTCAAGAAAACAACATATCGAGTAGTCAAACTCAAAAATGGCAAAAAGAAACGCAAAAAAATCAGAGGCGCGATAGATTCAGATTGGCAGACATATTATGGCAGTTCTCCGGAGTTATCTCGAGATGTTGAACTGCTAGGCACCGAAAACTTCTCACGTGAAATACTGTATTACTGCCAATCCAAATCGGAATGCAGTTACATAGAGGCTCGCGAACAATTCTCCCGACGTGTATTAGAAAGTGATGACTATTACAACGGACACATACAGGTCCGTGTGCATGGCAGTCACATCAAAGGCAAACTAAGCAGTCAAGGCTAGCACAGGCCAATGTCGTGTGCCCTAGACCTGGATCCAGGATCACAGGGATGGAAGACTCACCGCGCTAGTGAGCACTCAATCAGTATCCTTGACAGGACCACGATCGCAAACACCTGCGGTTTGATTGTTTGAATAGAATATAAAGGGAAAAAGACGTGCTAGTGATAGCACACGTCAGCATGATATGATAGCGTATGTCGTGTTGGCCGCCGTTGTAATAAAGACGGAGCTCGAGGTATCGGACAACCGCCTCTGTAATGCTCTAACGCTGTGTGACTGAGTCGACTCGGATGATGACACCTCTTTGCCCTGGGCGGGCAAAGTGTGACCAAACAATCTGGATGATAACTGTTATCTCGCTTCGCTCGATTATGTAATCAATTCATGAGCGACAGCGAATGAATAGACTTGCGTAGCAAGTCTCAATTGGATGTTAGAACTGATCAGGCCAATCACGGAACAGTGCGTGCTGGATGTTGCCCGAAACAAACTGATTGAAACTTTTGTGTTTTTCTTCGAGTTCGCCTTCCAATGGCGCCACACGACGAAATGCTGAGTCCATCTGTGCCATGTCTTTAAACTCCATGATGATCATCCATTCGGGCATGTCTGCGATTGAACGGAATCCCATCTTGCAACGGGTTATCCTATAACTCATCATCTTGCCCTCAGACATCAGGTGCTCAAAAAAACTTCGCATTCCTGTGACCCAATCAAGGTCTGAGATATCACCTTCTTTGTCTGCCCATATCGTGTATAAGTCGCTCATGTCATTGGTCCTAGTATTTCAAATCCTTCTATCTCTTTTTTGTAAAGATGTGCCTGCTCGAGATAGAGATAATCAAAGCCCCTTGCTTTGTATATGGCACATTCTGTTTTCATGGTTTCAATGCCCAATCTTGATTGCGGATCATGATATGTCCATGCAAATTGATCACAGAGAGCATTTTTGTCGTCATACCTTCGTATGAGACTGAATGCTACCATGCGTTCTTGATCAAAATATCCAATGACGTCAGTCATTGGATCGGTATATCGGCTTCGAAACATGGGTATCACACTACTGAAATGCTTATAGATACAGTAAGTTCTATAGATATTGTCAAGTTCCACCATTTGCTGTTCGGTAGGTATGAGATATCCCCACTGGGCTGATGCTTGATAATTGGTTTTTGCTAGATTGATACGGGCAAATTGATAGGTCATTGTCTTGGGTCCTTTCTATGTTGGAACAGATCTTTTAGGTATTCTTCTGGCCAAGTGTGGTAGAAGCCTTTCGTGGCCATGGACCGGGCCTTGCTGTCAAGATCACTCACACTCTGGCACAGTGCCAGGGCATAGGTTCCTTGGTTCATGCACACACCATTTACCCATTCAAGATCTGCAGGATGATCTTCTAGCGCAATGATATCTTGAGGCAAGAGAAATCCAACATTCACAGAATGAAGATCGCGGGCAAATTGTTCTCTGGGCCATTGCGCGGGATCATATGCATAGATGATGACTTCTTTGTTGCCCAATCCTGTGGTTGCTAGATCCATGAGATCGGTGTAAACATCAACACCTATGCGTATTTCGTAACTGCGATCCAAGCGTGCTCGGCGTGCATAAGGGCAAGGTGGCCATCCGCCCAGCGCAGGATTAGGGACTTCAACAAAGGTTTCTATCCATCGTTCGATATCTTGTTTTACTTGCTCTAGTTGCATTAGAAGAATGCCATTCCGGTTTTTTTAGTGGTCTCGAGATTTTCTTTGATCAATGCACCCACAGATTCTCGCTCACCAAAACTGAGATTGAGTGCTTCTTCATAGGTCAGGCCTCCTCGCATATACCAACACATCTTGAATATGTCGTCTTTGATTGCTTTGACTTCACGATCATATCCTTCTACTATTTTGGTGATGCGCTCAGGACTCGAGGTCAGGAGGCGGATACGAAAAAATTTGAGACATCCAGGGTGAATGGTGTTTCGTATTCTTTCTGGCATTCTGGCCCGTTGCATTTGAGTCTCAAGGGTTTGAGTTCGCTGTGCTCACGCAGTTGTGTGGCATGATCACGTATGGAGTTGAAGATCTCTCTGTCGCAGTTTTGAACAAACTCTTCTATGTGTTCGGGTTCCACCACTATTTCACCATCGGCACGGATCATGGAGATCACACCGCTCAGGGCAGACATAGTCATGACCGTGAGTTTCTGGAAGGCCTGTGTGAGCAAGCGTATCTTTTCTTCTTCGGGCAGATCGGAATTTGGTAGGCTGTCCAGGATTTTCTGATCCTGGAACTGCTTCATGGAATTGGCGTTGGCCTGTTCATAACTCAGCGGCCGGAAAAATATCTCTACGTCGCCGTGTTTGATAGATTCGCTGTAGTCACCGGCTTTGATGTTGTCCAAGACTTGTCGGAGATCTAGGCCAAATGAGTTCTCGTTGTTGCAGTGCGGGCAGTTGCTTTCAAAATCCATTTCGTGTCCATAACTGGCGATACGGATAGCGATCAACAGTGTGTCAAGATCCATCTGCGGAACATGCCATGCGTTCTTGATGGCAGGAATGCAACTCTGGATCACATTGACCAATGCTGATCCATTGAACAATGCATCTGCTGTGCGATAAGTTATTTCATCGATGGCAGTCATGGGATACACTGGCAGCTCTCGATTTGGGGGCAGTTCGAGCGAACCTTGAGGGTAGTAGTTTCCATCCGACGGCAGGCGGATGTAAATGGCCGGCTGACGGAAAAATTTGCGTAACGGATTAGAGGTTTCTGGCATATTTGGGCACCATAAATAATTGATACAATACTTATCGGCGTAGATAATGGACGAATCAGAAAAACTAATCAAGATGATGCAAGAGGCCATGGCGGAATTCCGCAAAAGCGGCAGCAACAGCGCCGAAACCATGGCCAAACTCAACAAGGCCATCAATACCAATACCAAAGCACAAGACGAGAATACCAAAGCACAAGACGAGCATACCCAGCAGACCATGAAAGCTGCCGAGGCCATGGAAAAGTTCAAAGACACCACTCGAGCAGTGTTGTCTGGGTTGGGATCAGCTGCGCAAGGTGCTAGAGACAATCGCGAAGATTTCCGTTCATTAAAACCAGCAGTGGGTGCCGCAGGCACTGCGCTCAAAAACATGACCGGTGGACTGGGCACTGCCATAGATGCCCTGGGCCAGGCCGTTTCGGGCATATCGTCATTTGGAATAATGCTGGGTCCCAAGGGTGCGATTGCCAGCATGATAGGCATGGGCCTTGGTTCAGTGACGTCAGTGATTGGCAAGGCTATCAAGGCACACGGTAAAGATGTAGTAGACGCAGGCACTGCTTTCATGAACTTCTCGTTGGACGAAACCCAACGTGTGGTCGGAGCCTTCCAAGAACTCAGCAAGATTGGTGGTGTCACTGGCAACAGTTTCCAAGGACTGCAACAGGCTGCTCTGGAAACTGGGCTCAGCATGGATTCCTTTGCCCGCGTCATTGCCAAGAACAGCCGAGGTCTGGCCCTTGCAGGTGGATCGGTCACACAGGGCATGCGAGCAGTGGTGGACATCACCAAGGCCAGCAAAGGATTTGAAGACCAGTTTCTTAAGTTGGGAATTGGCTTTGAAGAACAGCGAGATCTCACAGCACAGTTCCTGAGTTATCAGCGCACCCAGACAGGAGTCAATCTCCGCGACACTCGCTCACTGGCTGATGCGTCTAAAGAATACATCTTGCAATTGGATCAACTGGCCAGACTCACAGGCATGAGCCGACAAGAAGTTGCGTCTCGGTTGGAACAACAAAATCGAGAGTTGAAATTTGGCGCTGTGTTGGCTGATGCTGGTAAACGTGGTAAATCATTTGCAGATGCGATCAGTGGTGCCGCAACAATGTTGGAAGCTAAAGGGTTGAAAACTATGGCCCAAGGTTTCAAAGACAGCTTTGACAATCTAGGCACTAAAGAAGCACAGTTGTTCTTCCAGGCCACTGGTGGTGCTGGACCAGAACTGGTCAATTTCTTGGAACGCACCGGCGATCTAGCCACGTTCATGGAACGACTAGGGCAAGCCACAGCCGCAACGTATGAAACCATGGGCGGTACCAAGCAGGAACGCATGGTGGGAGGCCTGGGCACATACTTTGATCCTGTATACGCCGAAATGCGCCTTGTGACCAATGGCATCCTTGGAACGGCAGAAGCTATAAATGCCGTGGGTAAAGAGCAAAAAGATGCCAAGAACAATCAAAGTGACCTCACAAACACAGTGGTTGGCGCACAAAAATCGCTGAGAAATTTTGCAGTGGGCATAGACAGCGTGGTAGTGCAACAGTTTCCCAAGATGGCAGGTGCTGTGGGAATGTTTACCGATTCACTGGCCTCTGGTGCCAGCGCACTGGACAAAATATTAGGCACAGGTATCACCAGAGGTGCACCTCCCGGCTCCTACAGTCGCACCCAGGGAGCGGGGCCGCCTGGAACAGCAGGTGGTCCTCCTGGTAAACCACCCATGACAGGATCAGCTGGACTCATGGGTGCTGCCGCAAAGAATCTCAATCCTGGCAATCTACGTTTTGCAGGCCAGGACAAAGCCACAGTGGGCACCGGCGGATTTGCCAAATTTGAAACTGTGGACGATGGTCTGGTAGCATTGGCCCGTCAGTTAGATCTTTACCTGACAGGTAAAAGCCGTAGTGGCAAAAGAGATACCATCTCCAGCATCATTTCGGCTTACGCACCGCCCAATGAAAACGACACCAGATTGTATATCGAGCAAATGGCCCGCTTCATGGGCAAAGGTGCTGATGAAGTCCTGCCCAGAGATCCAGCCACCATGGCCAAACTCATGGTAGGTATCATTGGCAAGGAAAGCATGGGCGGTCTGGAAAAAGGTTACAACATGCGCGGGGGCATACAGTTTGCTGTGGCCCAGGCGCTGGGCATAGAACCCAGCAAGGTAGGGAATTTCCAATATGGTGGCATAGCATCTGGTCCAAAGTCGGGATATGCGGCCATGCTACACGGCACAGAAGCAGTGGTTCCCCTGGCTGGCGGCAGATCCATACCGGTAGAGATGACTGGCATGACTGACACCATGGGCCAACAAGTGACCATGATGGGCGAGCAGTTGAGCCGATTTGATACCATGATTGGTCTGCTACAGAACAACGTGGACATATCTCGCAAGTTACTGTCAGCAACCCGCTGATAGCGGTAAATATAACACTATGTCATGGAAAAAATATTTTAAAGTCGCTGATGTTTCAGGACAGTTCAGCCCAATTTCGGGGCAGGTTCCACGCGGTCCCAGTTATGGCACAGGCTACGGTGTAGACGACAAAGCCCATGCGGAATTTGCCTTCCGCAACTATGCCAGCAGACTGCCAGAGGTCTACACTGGCCATCCCAACAGGATGGAACGCTACAATCAATACGAGAACATGGATGGCGATTCGGAAATCAATGCCTGCCTTGACATCCTAGCCGAATTTTCCACACAGACCTGTGAGGCCAACGACACACCTTTTGAAATAGGTTTCACAGAAACACCCACTGAGCACGAAGTAGACATCATCAAGAAACAGCTCCAGCAATGGACCAAACTCAACAAGTTTGACAATCGCATGTTCAAGATGTTCCGCAATACTCTGAAGTATGGCGATCAAGTGTTTGTGCGTGATCCTGAAACCTTTGAACTCTACTGGGTGGATATGACCAAAGTGGCCCGTGTGATCGTGAACGAAAGCGAAGGCAAGCGTCCTGAACAGTATGTGATCCGAGACATCAATCCCAATTTCCAATCCATGTCAGTGGCGGCCAAGACCACCAATGACTACAACACACAGCCACCATCGGGTGGGTATTCAGCACCCTACAACTACACAGCACCCAATGCTCCTAACTCGTCAGGACAGAGTCGATTCCAGCGTTCTGTGAACGAAACCTGCATCGATGCCAAGCACGTGGTGCATCTCAGCCTGAGCGAAGGTTTGGACTACTATTGGCCATTTGGACAGTCAGTGCTGGAGATGATATTCAAGGTATTCAAGCAAAAAGAATTGCTGGAAGATGCTATCCTGATCTATCGCATATCTCGTGCGCCAGAACGCAGGATATTCAAAATTGATGTGGGCAACATGCCCAGCCATTTGGCCATGCAGTTCGTGGAACGTGTGAAAAATGAAATCCATCAGCGACGTATTCCGTCTAATACAGGTGGTCGTGAAAATATCATGGATACCACATACAATCCGCTGTCAATCAACGAAGACTACTTCTTTCCGGTCACAGCCGAAGGTCGTGGCTCGGATGTTACTACCCTGCAAGGCGGACAGAATCTAGGCGAGATCGACGACTTAAAATATTTCAACAACAAGATGTGCCGCGGTCTGCGTGTGCCGTCATCATATCTACCCACTGGGCCAGATGATTCTGATCGCCCTATGAATGACGGGCGTGTGGGCACTGCGCTGATACAGGAATATCGTTTCAATCAATACTGCGAGCGTATGCAACGTCAGATCGTGCAGAAACTGGATGACGAGTTCAAGATGTTCCTGCGCTGGAGAGGTTTCAACATTGACTCTGGCCTGTTCAATATCAAGTTTGCACCGCCACAGAATTTTGCCAGTTATCGCCAGGCTGAACTGGACACCACACGGATGACAGCGTTCAGCGGGCTAGAACAGTTGCCCTATTTGAGCAAGAGATTCCTGATGAAACGCTATCTTGGACTGTCTGAAGAAGAGATTGCAGACAACGAAAAACTATGGAAAGAAGAGCGAGATCAACCCGAACTGAGCACGCAAGGTGGTCAAGATCTGCGTTCAGTAGGCATCAGCCCTGCTGATATCGAAGCAGACATCACAGCTGGTGAAGAGATCGCAGGTGCCGCAGGTGCACCCGAAGGTGCTGTGGCACCCATGGCTCCAGGCATGGCCGGTGCTCCTGGCGCTGCCGCAGCTGGCGCAGGACCTGCCGGTGGTGCCGCTCCTGTGCCCACTATCTAATAAATACTGCCATGAACCTCTTTGAATTTTTCCACAAAGATCCTGCTGGTTACCAAGATCTTGCTGATGACAACAGCCAACCTCAGTTGGGCAAACTGCGCAAGACCAAACTCACGCTCAAGCAGATCAACAAACTGCGTCGCATGAACGATGTGCGGTCATACGAATACAAAGAAAAACTCCGAGATATCCGCAAGCAATATCAGCCTCCGGCCGCTCCGGCCCTGTAGAACCGGTCTTATCTCGGTTTCACAGTCATTTTCTACCACTTTTACCCCATAAACCGCATAGATTTAGGTGTGTGTCGTAAATATCACACAGAGCCATAACATTGGAGGAACCTCATGAACAAATTTGAACAGCTCATTGAATTCGTTATCAATGACGAAGAGCAGAAAGCCCGCGATCTTTTCCATGAGATCGTAGTAGAAAAAAGCCGTGCCATCTATGAAGACTTGATGGCCGAAGAAGAAATTGAAGAAGCCAAAGACGAAGAAGAACTCGACGAAGCCAAGGACAAAGACGAAGAAGAACTCGACGAAGCCAAGGACGAAATGGAAGAGTCTGATTCTTTGGAAGAAGACAGCGATGACGCCATGGGCCGTATGGATCAATACGATGAAACCATGGGCGGTGATCAAGCAGATCAACTGATCGACGAAATCGAAGTGGAAGAAGAAGGTCTTTCCATGGAAGGTGAAGGCGAAGAAGAGGCTGCTGATGATCTAGAAGATCGCGTTGTAGATCTCGAAGACAAACTAGATGAACTCATGGCCGAATTTGAAGCCCTCATGGGCGACGAAGGTGCCAACGGCGACATGGAAGTTGACATGGATGCAGAAGTTGGCGGCGGTGATGAGATTGAAATGGACAGCGAAGCAGAAGCTGACATGGACGTAGAAGATGAGACCATGGAAGGTCTTGAAGAAGCCATCAACTTGAAGGCTGCTCCTGCTCCTGTGAAATCAGAAGATGCTGGTATCAACAAAAAATCCACTGTTGCAGCTAACAGCGGAGCCAAAGGTATGGATGGTAAGCCTGTGATGAGCACTGGTGCAGACGAAAAAGGTCGCCCAGCACCCACAGCCAAGGACATCATGAGTGGCGAAGTGCAAAACGCACCTGCGAAGAGCACAGTCAAACAAAGTCCTGCTACCAAGCCACATCTAGCACAGGCCACTGGTGTAAACACCAAGAGCCCTTACTAATAGGTTAAGTTCAGAGTTATGGCTCGATACCTCAGAGAACACCTTACTTTTGATGCCGCACGCATAGTGCTTGAAGGCGTCGAAGGTAAGGACCTTTACATGAAAGGTATCTGCATCCAGGGTGGTGTGAAAAATGCCAACGAGCGTGTGTATCCTGTAAACGAAATTGAAAAAGCAGTAAAGCAAATCAATGAGCAAATACAGGGTGGATATTCTGTGTTGGGCGAAGTTGATCACCCCGATGACCTTAAAATTAACCTAGATCGTTGCAGTCATATCATGACAGAAATGTGGATGGATGGCCCCAACGGATTTGGTAAGTTAAAAATTCTCCCAACGCCAATGGGCAATTTGGTGCGCACCATGCTTGAGTCAGGTGTGAAATTAGGAGTTTCAAGCCGCGGTAGCGGAAACGTTAACGAGGCCAATGGACATGTCAGTGATTTTGAAATTGTCACTGTCGATGTTGTCGCCCAACCCAGTGCGCCCAACGCATATCCCACAGCTGTCTACGAAGGACTCATGAACATGAAATATGGTCATCGAGTGCTAGAGATGGCCAAAGACGCTGGCGGAGACGACAAGGTACAGAGATACTTGAAGAGCGAGATTTCTCGTTTGATCAAGGATCTCAAGATTTAGGAGAAACGCATGCTAGATGCCATCAAACCGTTACTAGATAGCGACCTAATCAACGAGGAAACTCGCACAGCCATCTCGGAACAATGGGAATCAAAGCTGAACGAGGCTCGTGAAGAGGTGCGTGCAGAACTCAGAGAAGAGTTTGCACAACGCTATGAGCATGACAAACAAGTGATGGTGGAAGCCCTAGATCGCATGGTAACAGATGGTCTTGCCGCAGAGATCCAAGCAGTGGCAGCTGAAAAGCAGTCATTGGCCGAAGATCGTGTCAAGTTCCAAGTCAAGATGAAGGAATCAGCAACGAAGTTTAACGACTTCATGGTTTCTAAACTTGCCGAAGAAATTGGCGAACTGCGCAAAGATCGCAAAACACACAATGAATCAATCCAGAAATTGGAAAGTTTTGTTGTGAAAGCTCTTGCCCAAGAGATTACAGAATTCGCACAAGACAAGAAGGACGCGGTGGAAACCAAAGTTCGTCTAGTCCGCGAAGCACGTAAGCAATTGGAAGCATTGAAATCACGTTTCGTGAAAGAAAGTGCTACCAAGATGAGCCAGAGTGTTGCCAAGCATTTGAAGGCTGAACTTAGCCAGTTACATGAAGACATCAAAGTTGCTCGCGAGAACAATTTTGGTCGTCGTATTTTTGAAGCATACGCCGCAGAATTTGGTGCCACTCATCTCAATGAGAACGCTGAAATCCGCAAACTGCGTGATACAATCGCTTCAAAAGATCAGAAATTGGCCGAAGCCATCCAACTCACCGAGAAAGCAAAAGTTCTCGTTGAAAACAAGGAACGCGAGATTCGCGTGATCAAGGAATCCAATGAACGTGCAAACGCCATGGAAGAATTGCTTGCTCCTCTCAATGAAGAGAAGCGAGAAGTCATGAAGAATCTGCTCGAAAACGTCCAAACGACCCGTCTCAAGGGCGCTTTCGAAAAATATCTACCAGCTGTGTTAGCTGACAATCGTCCTGCGAAAGCCCGTAAAGTGATCGCAGAGAGTGTTAGTGAAGTAACTGGTGATAAATCTGCAAAGGTTGTAGCGGAAGAAGACACTGCTTCTAAGAGCAATGTGATCGACCTCAAACGCCTAGCAGGGCTTTAATTCTTAGGAAGGAAGAAGGAGACATTATGTCACAAGAACTATTAGAAAGCCGTTGGGACGAGACCAAAGAAGCCCTCATGGAAGGTTTGAATGGTGCTCGCCGCAACACAATGGGTGTGATCCTCGAAAACACCCGCAAGTATTTGAAAGAGAACGCAAGTGCTGGTTCCACAGTATCTGGTAACATCGCTACATTAAACCGTGTGATTCTGCCAGTTATCCGACGTGTCATGCCAACTGTTATCGCTAACGAGTTGGTTGGTGTTCAGCCAATGACAGGTCCTGTAGGCCAGATCCACACTCTGCGTGTGCGTTATGCTCAGTCATTGACTGACAATTCAGCTGCTCAGACATCCGTCACAGCAGGTGAAGAAGCACTCAGCCCATTCAAGATCGCTCAGGCTTACTCCACAGTGCCACAAAACGAAGGTACAGCCACCACTTATACTGGTGCCGCTACTGCTACCCTCGAAGGCAACGGTGGTAAGCAAATTTCTGTGCAAATCCTGAAGCAGGCTGTTGAAGCTAAAACACGCAAATTGCAAGCACGTTGGACATTTGAAGCTGCACAAGATGCACAAGCCATGCATGGCATTGACATCGAAGCAGAAATCATGGCAGCTCTAGCGCAAGAAATTACCGCTGAAATTGATCAGGAGATCCTCCTGTCACTCCGCACTCTTGCATCAACAGAGTTTACATACAACCAGGCTACTGTATCAGGCACAGCCACATTCGTTGGTGACGAACATGCCGCATTGGCAGTTTTGATCAACCGTGTTGCTAACTTGATCGCTCAGCGCACACGCCGTGGCGCTGGTAACTGGGCTGTTGTATCGCCTGCTTCATTGACTGTTCTTCAGTCTGCAACAACATCAGCTTTTGCCCGCACCACAGAAGGCACATTCGAAGCACCCACAAACACCAAGTTTGTTGGTACATTGAACGGCGCTATGCGTGTGTTCTGCGACTCTTATGCCGCAGATACAACACCTGTGTTGGTTGGTTACAAAGGCGCAAGCGAAACAGATGCAGCCGCGTTCTACTGCCCATACATCCCATTGATGTCAAGCGGTGTCGTGCTGGATCCAAGCACATTCGAACCAGTCGTATCATTCATGACACGTTACGGCTATATCGAACTCACAAACACAGCATCTTCGTTCGGTAACGCCGGCGACTATGTTGGTGAGATTGCTGTTTCCAACTTGTCATTCTCCTAATCCGTTACGGAAAAGGAAAAAACAAAAACCCGCTTCGGCGGGTTTTTTGTTGGCTATAAATATTGTCATGATTGGCAAAGTAAACATTGGGTTGGGCACACCGGCCATCCGACCACAAGCACCCATAGGTGTTGCTATTGGTTATGTTGTGATCAAACCTTTGCCCCCACCAGCCAATCATAGTCTGATAGTAAAAACACCATAAGTATTGCGATGCAAGATCTGCATTGGCGCTACAACTTCAACACTGATCAGTTTGATTTTGTTGAAAACAATCCTCACCAGCACTATGAACCGTTGTTGAAACAGGTCCATCGTCCAACCCTGGTCATTGACTGCAATTTAGTCAAAGGTCAAGACATAGAACATTACGTAAAGACCGTGGTTGATCGGGCCAGCGCCGATAACATCAGATTTGAACAGATCATATTTGACGGCACGCAAGATCCTGTCACAGACTATCGAGACAAGTCTATCATACTGGATAACATCGCTGGTGAATTCCGTATACCTTGTTTTTTTGGTTTGAGCCAGTTTGATCTCACACAGCATCAACATCTCCGAGAGATTACATATCCCAGTTGGTTGTTTGTTTTTAAAAAACAATCGCTGTGTCGCGAGTTCCCCAGTCATGATAGAACACATGCGTTCTCCTGTCTCAATCGCAATCCCACGTTCCATCGTTTGGTGTTCTATACCATGGTCAAAGATCTTGGACTGCTGGACAAATTTATCTACAGTTTCTATGATCGCTGCCCCTACCAAGGTC